TTCGATTCTCATCGGGTGTACAAATGACACTGATAATCAGTGTTTTTAAAGAAAAAGGGATTAAATCGGGGATTAGCGGTTAAATAGTTTCATAGCTTCTTCTTTTGCTTTGTCTGCTATGTCGATGTATGGTTTCATGGACTTGTAGTCCTTGTGTCCTGTCCATTTCATGACAATATTGGGGGCTATACCCAACATGAGCGCATTGCAGATAAAGGTCTTTCTGCCGCAATGGGTTCCTATCAGTTCGTATTTGGGATGGATTTCGTCTATTCTTTCCGCTCCCTTATAGTACGTCCTGCATATCGGCTCGTTGATCTCACAGGCTTTGCATATATCCTTGATGTATTTGTTCATCCTCTGATTTACCGGCACCGGCAGTGCGTATATGCCTTCTATGTCCTTGTATTTCTCCAGTATGGCTTTGGAATACTTGTTCAGTTCGATTTTTAATGGTTCGTCCGTCTTGATAGTGGTGGTAGTAAGATAGCCATCGTAAATATCGGCTTTTTTTAGGTTCCTTACGTCGGAATAACGAAGAGAGGTAAAGCACTGGAAGCAGAATACATCCTTCGCCAGCTCAAGATGAGGCGCATCCGGGAATGTGGCATTATACACGCTCATAAGTTCATTCCATTCAAGGTATATTACCTTCGCCGGGATGGTCTTTAGCTTTTCCTTGAAGGTGATGAATGCAAGTTCTTTGTTGTACCCTTTTTCTGATGCCCATTTCAAAAACCATTTTGCCAGATTGATATACTTCTTTGCCGTGTAATTCTTCATCCCGGTTTCATTGTCCACTTCTATGTTCATAAAGTAATCCACAAGTCGGGATAATCCTTCATGAGTAAGGTCCGAGAATGTAAGATCAGGTGCGAATTTCTTTAGGTGGTTCATTGTGGTTTTGTGTCTCTTGTATGTGTTCTCTGACCAACTGTTTTCCTTACCTTGTTCAATGATGAATTGTTGGTAGTAATCGAAGATTGTTTTTTCCTCTTTTTCCACAATTTTCCCATTTCTTTTATTTACTTCGTCCCGGAATTCGGAAGAAGTGGGTATTTGTCCTGTCTGCTCAAAAAAGAAGAAGGTGTCATTGATGGTTTCTTCAAGACGGTTTATCTCGGCGTTGATGGTTGCAGCCGAGATTTTTTTCTTTCCATGAGTGGTGTTTGGTTTGCATCTTTGGGCTTCGGCTACCCATTTGTTATTGTCCACTCGGTAGCCTACGTTGAAGGCTACGGTATTCCCGTCCCACTTGATCCTGTAGCGGAGTTTGGAGTCGGGCTTGTCTTTCTCCTTGTCCAGAAGAAAGATGCAGTTTCGTTTGATGTTCATGATTTAATAAATAAAATATTTAGTTATTAGCTAGAGAAAAGAAAAAAACTTCCGATTTTTGATCTTCTGATGATATTGTTACTGAATAAAATAGAGTATTTGATGAATTCTTGTGGAATAAACATTTAATGGAAAATGTTTTTTTACTATTAAATTCATATAAAGAATAGTCTATATGTGTTTTAAGAAGAGATGATAGATAAAATTCGTATAATAGATTTCCATTCTTATATATTCTAAAACATTTATCTGAGATATCTATATAGTTATTTTTATCAGATAATATAGATGTGAAGGAGGTAAGAAATTCTGTTCCATCATATAAACCATGTCCAAATAAACAAAATTTTCCAAAAGGAAGCGGGAGATTGTTTAGATTTACAGGTTTATTAATCAAATCCGAATAAGTTTTGGATTCTTTTATTTTTGCTTGATTCATTATTGATAGACTTCCGTCTGTATATTGAATTTTTATAGAAGTAGGAATAAATTCTTTTATAGTAGAGTCATACCATACATTAGTAAATGTTTCATTTTTATATTGCATAAATTTGATAGGTCCAGTAATCTTGCAGGTTGTGTTGGAATGTTTTCTAATATGGCAAAAACATTTATCTCCAACAGCATTGATAGGATATCCGTTTATATAGATATATTTAACATCTTTATTCGTGATGTTTATTCCCGAAAACGATAAATCAACTCCTCCGACAGAGTTAGGTAGTGATGTATTTATTGTTCCTATAATAAAAGGAAGTTTATTTTTTATTTTATTGATGATAGACGTATGTGATAAAGCGTCTAATGTCGAAAGATAATCTTTTTCAAGAAAAGAACTATCTCTAATAATATGCAATTTAATGCTATCATTTTGTGAATAAGAAACAGTAGTATAACACAACAAAAGACATAAAAAATAAATCTTTGCCATCTTTTAATTATTTTTGATTTTAATAAATTTGAGCAGACATGATAGGCACGTACCAGAAGAAGCTGCAATAATAATGGTATTAAGTTGCATCCTCAGTTCTTTAATTTCTTTTTCCTGTTCTATTACTATATTAGAAAGTGTTTTGGTATTAGTTTCCATTGTTTTTGGTTAATTTTATGATATTTCTCAATTTAAAACAATGGAATAATATATTTTGTTTTGAAAAATCATGAACTATCCATAAAAAGTTTTTTACTGCTTATATAGCTTCCTTTAATAATTCCTTATAGTCTGATACGGCTTTTTCCTTTTCAGAAAGTTGTGCATCTTTAATCATCACTTCTATTCTTAATTCCCTGTTTTCTTGGTCAAGTTTTTTATTATCGTTTCGAATTTCTCTTAGCAACTTGGCAATTTCTTCGCTCCCCTCGGATAATTCGGTTACTTGATTCTTTAGATTGGTATTTTCTTCCATCAATTCTTTCATTCTCTTTATAGTATCATTATATATTTGGTATAATACAGAGGCTTCGGGAGTTCCAGCTTCTGTACTGATAGGTGTAAGTTGAGGCTTAGTTGATGCTTCCTGATGAGGCTTAAACATGGGTTCTTTTCCTGTAATAAGCCATTCAATATTTAGATTTGGGTAGGTAGATGCTATTTTTTCTATAACATCAGAAGATATAGAAGTTGATTTCGAGGATATATATCCATTTGACAAGCCTAGTAAAGTTTCAAATTTATTTCTCCCTAATCCTAGGGAAGAAACAAACATTTTCAATCGGTCTTTTGTTGTCATAGTGAATTTTTTCAGTAGGTTTGTAATTTTAAATACTAACAAGCATGAATAATAAGGGTTTTGGAGTAAAAGTATTCGCGTATTTTGCTAAATATGGAGTATTGGCATTGTTAGGCATATTGGTAATATGTCTAATAATTACTGGAATCATGTTTAATAATCCAGAGAACATAATAAATGCAGTTATTATGTTTTGCTTCATTGTTGTAGTTGTTGCTATTAGCATGGTGGTAGGGGTTTTTAAGAATTGATAACGATTGGTTCTGTGGCATTATCTAATTCTTCTTTTATATATTCTATCTTTTCATGATCAATATCTTTTAGAATATAATAATATGTAGATTTTTTGCTTTTAATTATAGATAAAGACTTGTTATTTGCTTTTATCTCATTGATATGTTCTATTATTCGATCAATAGAAAAATCTAATGCGATATCATAACTTGGTATGCCTTTACTTAACTTTACTTCTTTTAAGGCCTCAAAAGCATTATCCAAACTATCTAAATCAGCAGTTCTCCCCCAAAGGCTGCTTGTTCTAGCTTTTAAATAGCCAATCATTGCATGTGTTGTTTTAGTCGTAGTATCATCTATTATTTTATTTATCATTTCCTCCATTTCAGAACGGAGTGAAAGATAGTTATATATCTGCCAACCTAAAATAACAGTAACAAGAAAAGAAAGCACACCAACAATAACCCCTATATAATCAAATTCTAAATTGTAAGGGCGATATGCAAAAATGCATAAAGAAATTATGCTAAAAATAAGAGATATTGTACTGATAAAAATAGAAACTACTGCTTTATCCATATCGTTTAAAAGTTAATAAGTGTTATTATGCCGATATTTTTCACTGAAATGATTGTTTTAGTTGAAAAAAATCGGTAATCTTTGCATCCGTAACCGATAATAACGGTTGCAAACGGATATAAAAATGGCTGTCACGACATAAACCGTGATTTTGTTCGCACCAAAATTGTTCCATCGGCAAATATAGTGACTTCCATTTTAATATCCTACGAATAGATTAAAAATTAGACGATACGGTTTAGTGGTGTTTGCCGTAAGTTATTTAGGATATCAAAATAAAGCTCTTGCTTAGTACCAATCAACACCACACTAGATTGGGAACGGCAAGGGCTTTTGCTTTTAAGGGATATGATACCATTAGAAAGACGAATAAGCGATGATACCAGGTTGATAGATCTGACCGTTGGTGAATTGAAAGAGTTGTTTGTCAGCTTGATGCCGAAGAATGCCACTCCGGCTCCTGCTAATACCGGTAAGAATCTGGTATATGGCATAAAGGGGATAATGGAGTTGTTACATTGCTCTGAAACTACGGCATACCGCCTAAAATCGGGAGTTTTGCAAAAGGCAGTCCGCCAAGTGGGGCGAACGATTGTGGTTGATGCTGATATGGCATTGAGTTTATTCACGGAAAAACGGAGATGAGATATGGGCCAGGGAAAGAAACGAATTCCAAAGGATTTACAGGAAAAGCTGAATGAACATGAGATGAAGGCTGGGATTTACGCACAGGCGATGCTGTGTGATGATTTTGAAAGGAACCGTATCAAGTGGGCGGTAGAACTGGTTAAGATAGCGAGATTACAGAAGGAGATAGACCAGACAACAAAGGTGAATCACAGTCCGAGAGAAGGAAAGTATATATCAATTTGAAACTAGGATTATGCCGAATGGATATAGGAACTTTTAAATATTGGCTTCGAATCAAGGGCTATCGTCTTGAATGGTTCGGTACAGGAACGAAGAATAATCCAATAAAGATAAGAACAAGAAAAAGAATTTGATTATGAATAAGTTAACAAAATACACATTATTGGTTGTGGCATTGCTTTTATTGTTAGGCATTGCCGGGCGATGTGACTATAATGAATCCGTGATTTATAATATGCCGGACAATGTGTATCAGACGTTGAAGATGGAGTTGGATAATCCTTCTGAAAGCTGTCTTGTGGATGAATATATAAGCAACAAGGAGTATTGGGACAAGAAGGCTTTTGAATACGAGTTTGAATAAGGGATGGGGATGGACCGGGTGAAGCTGTCGGTAAGGAAGTTGAATGGATTAAGCTATTACATAATAAATTTAACCAATAATAAAATAGAAAATGGGTAAAGCAACGGATTTTATTAACACCAGATGCTATCAGCTTGGCAATCCGGTACAACCTTTGGTTTTTAAAGCTGACGCATTGGAAGCCGTCCGCATCGCATCCAAAGAAATCGAAGAACGGGCAACTGAAGTATACAAGAACTTGTGTCCTTGTTATCAGAATGGGAAATGCAAGCATTATCCTCACAACAAGAGACAAGGTATGCAAATATGCGATATGGAATGTGAATATATAAGACTTTTTAAAAACAAGCTTGTAGATAGATCTATTAACGAATTTAAAGAGAAATAATTATGCAACCAATAGAGACTAAAAAGAACGAGGTAAGGGAAATCACATCGGATATCAGCCGGATGAAAGGCAAGTACCTAGTTTATAATTTGAAGCGTTCATGGAAGGAGGATTTCTTGGACGAAGGTTCGGGCGAGGTAGTGTCAATAGAGCGTAAGGAGCTGATCTACGAAAGAGGGACCCTGTTACAAGCTGAAGAGTTGTCAAGAATACAGTTTTTTATGAATGAGGGCTCGATAAGTGAGGTGGAGGTAAGTAATCAGAAACGTATGTCCTACGAGTTCAAGAATACATATATTTATCCATATATGGCGCAGGTCGATGTAGAAGGCAAGAAAAAAAAGTTTCTGATGCTCGCCAATTCGGTAGATAACGCATTAGAGATCGTGAAAGATTATGTAGAGTTAAATTATACGGGAAGATATCAGGTCGCAATGGTGAAGGAGTATGAGAACCATATAATCATAGTAGATACAATGCTCAAGAAACCGCTTGATGATGTGACAAAGCTTGCGCTTGACGAAGAGTTATACTCAAGAGAGGAAAGGGACCAGATCCTAAAAGGGGATGATGAGAACAAACCTGACACATTGAAATTCTACAAGATTAAGGCGAGGGTTTCATTCACTGACGAGGACAATAATGATGAGATCTTTCAAGGCTTCATAGTGAACACATATACGGCTGAAAGGGCTATAATGTTGATAAACGATTATCTGAACCGGGAACAGAACAAGCATGAGAAAGAGGCTGTGGACAGGGGGAACACGTTCAAGCGGAAAGATATTAACGCCGTGATAGAAGAGTCGGGGGTAATCCCGGTATATGCATTTATCCCGAGGGAATTTTCAGAAGCATATCAGAGTAGATCATAGTTTAAGTTTAGGTTTTAGCCGGTGCAGCCTGTGAAGGTGATCCGGCACATGGGGGGCTTAGCTCAGTGGCAGAGCGATGGTAGTTAACGGTCAGGGGTAATTAATCTATTTTATTTTGTTTTTGTGTGTTTCCATGATACAGATCGGCAAAGCCATAGGTCACGGGTTCAATTCCCGTAGCTCCCACAACTTCAAATGGAAGTTTTTATTAATCAATTACTTAACCAAAAAATATCATGAAAAAGGACGATTTACCGGATTTGACGGAATATGAAATATACCAAAGAATGGATTGCGGTGATAATATAGCTTTGTTTTTCAAGAAAAAGAGCAAAGATTTCCTGCTGGATGTCACCGGCGAGACGGAAACCGCCCCAGAAATTGGGGATTTATCTATCTTCTGGGACAAGGGTAAGGAGTGGAAGGCTTACGTAGCACTATTGGTGGACAAGGAATTTGCCGCACCATACCACGAATTTCCATATAAGTCCAGTACACAGGAATGGCACGGATTTGCGATAAGATTCCGCAATCCGGAACAGTTGAATAAGATTATAAAATATAAGACCAATGTTATCCAAAAAGAAGAAACCGGCAAAAACTAGCAGCACGGCAAATTTGAAGAGGAAGCTGGACGCTGTGTTCTCTCAATATGTCAGATTAAGAGATATGATACCTAATACTACGGTGTTCCGTTGCATCTCGTGTGGTTTGGTAAAACCCATAACACAAGCAGACTGTGGTCATTATGTTAACCGTCAACACATGGCAACCCGTTACAGTGAGGTAAATTGTAATGCTCAATGCCGTAGCTGCAACCGCTTCGATGAAGGCAACATACAGGGTTATAGAAGAGGACTTGTGAGAAAGTATGGAGAAAACCAGATATTGATTCTGGAGTCAATGAAAAAGGATACAAGGAAATACACCGCATTCGAGTATGAGGCATTAATCGCCCATTACAAGGGTGAGGTAAACCGAATTTTGAAAGAAAGAAATTTGACGATAAAATGTTTGACCGAATAACCATAAAGGCAAGGATAGATGTGAACGACATAGAGACTATAGTCTTGAAGAACTACCTTAAGGAATGTTCGGAGGATGATGAAGTGTACTATAAATCGTCCGCATACTCCAACTTTGATGGCTGCACCATCGAAATAAGGGGCGACACGTTAAAGTGCAGTTGTTCGGTCTGTAAACTATACCATAAGGGGAAATCGGGCAAGCTGGATAACAGCCGCCCGATGACCTTCCGGATGGCAGTAAGGACAATAGAGGAATTACTATTAAGGCTGTGCGTTAAAGCGGAGAATGCAATAGTGACCTATTACGAGATAGGGGTTACGATGAAGATGAAACATACGGCTGACGAATATATAAGACTTGTGGACAGCATAGCAGAACGCACCTTATGGAATGATGCCAACTATCAGGAATACAGGCAGAAAACAACCGAGAAGAGCAAGTATTATCGTAAGATACTGAAGATATACGATAAGACACACGAGGCCAAGGAGAAGAAACGGACGGTAGGAAGTAACATCCTTAGAATAGAGACCGTATACAAACATCAGTCCGTACCACTACTGCAATTGGTTGACAACATGTCGCTAAACAAAATGGCCCGTATATTTTACAAGGACTGGTCAGAGATACGGTTTGAGAGGGAGATTATACCTGCTAAAGGCGTCAAACTATCCCAACTGGAGAAAGCCCGTGAGATTCAAAGGATTGGTGTCACGAGATACAAGGAACGGTACAGGGCCATGTATATGGAAGGGAAACTCACGAAGAAGCAGTGGGAAACCTTACGCACGTTTGCCACTTCGTGGGATGTGGAGAAGAAAAAGTACACGGAAGTGATGGGTGATTTGGAGCAGGAATTTAAGGAAAAATTACTAAACTGTTTTCAAGCATCCTCAATCACGCCAATTATTAAAAAATATAACTAATTGATTATCAATTAATTACAGTAAAAGAAAAAGCACCTTATGGGGTGTCATTAAATAACTGAAAATCAACAGGTTAATAATAAAAAGATTCAAAATTAACAGTTTTCGGCAACTTGTCTTATACTGCCCGAAGGGTAGTCGGGACGACCTAAGGAAAGCAGTAAAGAAAAAGGAGAAAATATTATGATGTGCGAAATCAAAGGAAGAATCACCGCAGATTTGGGTGTAAGAAGAGGAACCACCCGTCAGGGAACGGATTATGAGATAAGAGAATATCTTATAACCGAACAGACGCAATTTGGAAAATCAATGGCATTCACCATGTTTAGCAATGATGGTCCGATAAAAGAACCGCTTCGTGTTGGCGATGATGTTACAGTATACTTCAATGTTTCCGCCAAAGAATATACGGATAAGGATGGAAAGAAAAAATGGTTTAACAGTGTACAGGCATGGAAGATTCAAAAATAGCTGTGGTGATCAGATGGAATACATGGAGTCGTGCCACGATAGAGAAGATGTCCAAGAGGTTTGGGTTTGAGCCTCATGTGAGCGTGAATCGCAAGACAGGAGCTTTCATCAGAAAGGAGGATATGAATTTACTTGAAGAATGTGAGAAGCGCGGAATAATCAAAATATCAAAATAACAAATAGAATTTAATTGATAATAATTACCATTACCAGACATCAGGAAAATGGTTCAAAACAAGAAAGATATGAGTGAATTATATATACCGCCTGAGCGATTTGAGAGAGACTTAATTACCGGACGATTTTTAAAAGGTTGTGTTTCTCGCAACAAGGGTCGTAAAATGGTTTATCATTCAAAACGTTCCAAGGCCAGAAGTTTAAAAAATCTGTCTAAAGGACGTGGGGCTTGGCATAAGACTGGTGCAGGCATGAATAAAAAGAGCGTTGTTTTGATAAAGGATGAGAAATTATGTGGAGTATTCCCTTCGATACAAACGGCTGGTAAGATGATTGGCGTGGCTCCTTCTTTGATCAGTGCTATATGTCGGAAAGTGAGAGGCAAACATACGGCTAATGGATACAGATGTTTTTTCGAAGATAGCAATGATTGGTATAATTTAATTAAACAAGATTATGAATAATGACAGGCAGAAGATATTAACTGATTATATTTCCTACTTATACACAACAGGCAGAACTTATGATACTGTCGGGAAATATATCAAGTATGTAACGGATTTTCTTGAACGTACTGAAGATGTCAATCGTCGTGGCTATCTGGTTTATAAGCGTGAAAATGCAGATGTCATGGTGCGTCATTCGCTAATGTGTTCAGCTATATGCGATCTATTATCCTATCTCAACATCGGATATGGAAAAAGGGGAAAGGCGGTGAAACCTTTGGAAAAACTTGATGTCATTTCGGATAAGAACAAGAAACAACTTAATGATTTCATTATATGGCTGACTGACAACAATGATTACTCTTCTCATACAGTTTATATATATTACACATCCATGAAAAAGTATTTCGAATACGCCAATGAGGTAAACATGGATAATTGCAGGAGGTTTATAAAAAGTCTTGAAGAAGAAAAATTATCTCCCGCTACCATCCGTTTGCGGATTACAGCAATAGAAAGATTTTCCAAATGGCTGAAGAAGCCTATAGAACTGAAGCGTCCCAAAATAAAGCGCAAGCTTGATGTGAACAATGTGCCGACCGAGGAGGAATATAACCGGCTGTTGGAATATCTCAAGGCAAAAAACAATAAGGATTACTATTTCTTTATTAAGGTTTTGGGAACAACGGGCGCCCGTCTGTCGGAATTCCAGCAGTTTACGTGGGAAGACATCATATCCGGGGAAGTGGTATTAAAAGGAAAGGGTAACAAGTACCGTCGATTTTTCTTTCAAAAACAATTGCAGCAGGAAGCGAAGGTTTACGCTAAAGAATATGGTAAAACCGGGATTTTTGCGGTAGGGAGATTCGGCCCGATCACACAGCGTGGCTTTTCCCAGCACTTGAAAGCATGGGGAAAACATTGCGGCATTGATCCAAGGAAAATGCACGCGCACGCCTTCCGGCATTTCTTTGCTAAAATGTTCCTGAAAAAAAACAAAGATGTAATTCAACTCGCTGACCTTTTAGGCCATGGGAGTGTAGACACAACTAGAATTTATTTACAGAAAAGTTATGACGAACAAAAAAAAGATTTTAATCGAAACGTTACATGGTAGTGTAGCGCAGCTCAATGAACTGTCATCCATGACCGAAGGGATAGACATCTATGACGATACCGGGTGTGTTGACACTGATTTTTTGATAGAAGCGATATCTTGCGTCAGTGCCTTCATGGACGCAAGCAACATAGTTGTTCAAAAAATATCTTCACTTTTAGCGCCGGACGCTTCAACGGACGAAAAGAAAAAACAGGCTGATGAAGGTAAGAAATGGAGCGTGGAAGAGATATTGAAACATTGTACTCTTGAGAACAATATCCTCAAACTTCCTCAAGTTCAATTCAATAAAAAATCTTATGCCGAAGCAAAAAAGTGGATAGAAGAAGCCGGCGGCTCATGGCAAGGTGGGAAGGTACAGGGTTTCACATTTCCTTTTAATCCGGAACGTGTGTTCTCCATCTTGAAAGAAGGTAAGCGATGCGATTTGCAAAAAGATTTTCAGTTCTTTGAAACACCTGCTGATATTGCAGACTGGCTGGTAATGCTTGCCGGTGGAATTCATGAAACAGATACCGTACTTGAACCAAGTGCCGGACGTGGTGCTCTGATAAAAGCGATTCATCGGTCGTGCCCGTCAGTAACAGTTGAATGTTATGAACTGATGCCAGAAAACAGGGAGTTCCTTCATACACTTGATAACGTAATATTGCTTGATGAAGATTTTACGAAAGACAGTGTAGGGCATTACACTAAGATTATTGCTAATCCTCCATTCTCCGGCAATCAAGACATAGACCATGTAAGACTTATGTATGAACGCTTGGAAGAAGGTGGAATTCTTGCAGCTATAACTAGTCAGCATTGGAAATTCGCGTCTGAAAAGAAATGTGTTGAGTTCCGGGAATGGTTGGAAGAAGTACATGGAGAAGTGTTTGAAATCAGCGCAGGCGAGTTTAAAGAGGGTGGTACATCTATTAGTACAATGGCGGTAGTTATAAAAAAATAATTCAAAACAATAAGGAAATGAGTGAATTATATATACCGCCTGAGCGACCTGAGAGAAATTTAGTAAACGGTAGGTTCTTGAAAGGTTGTACTCCGCATAATAAAGGGGAGAGAATGACCTACCACTCAAAGTGGGCGAAACGTAGAAGTTTAAAAAATCTGTCTAAAGGTCGTGGAGCGCATCATAAAACTGGTGCAGGCATGAATAAGAAATCTGTTGTCGTTATTAAAGGCAGGAAGTTGATAGGTGTATATGCTTCTGTCAGAGAAGCTGGTGCAAAATTATGTATTACTCCATCTCACATAAGTGATGTTTGCTTAAAAAAGAAAGGTCATAAAACGGTGAGAGGTTATAGAGTGTATTTTGAAAACGATAATGCATGGTTAGCAGAAATTGATTATTAATATGACGAAAGAAGAAGTATTTAAAATATTTCATATAGAAGATTTAAGAGATCTTCCTGATGCAGTAATGCGTATTCTTGATGGTCCTGTAGAATCGCGCAATGAAATCTATAACGAATTGATCCGTATGAATGATTACGATATGTCTTATGATTGGTTTCAGGCTTTGTATGAGAATGAATTGAGTGAACGCAAACAAAAAAAGCAGGATTTCACCCCGGATAGTCTTGGAGTTCTTTGTTCAAAGTTAACAAATCAATCCGGTTCAATTCATGAGCCCACATCGGGGAATGGTTCTATGATAATCGCTGACTGGTGGCAGCGGTGTCGCAACAAGATTCCTTGGGAACACTTTCCATCGCAGAATATGGTGACATGTTGGGAATTGTCTGCACGCTCAATACCTGTTTTGCTCCTTAATTTATCAATTCGTGGAATTATGGGATATGTTTACCATGGTGACGTTTTGGAAAAATCCATAAAAATGAAGTATATTCTTCTAAACCAAAAAGATGATACTTTATGTTTTAGCGACATAATAAAAGATGCGGAAAATAAGTTAACAATAAAAAAAGAAATACATTATGACGATTCAAGAGATATATGATAGGTGGCTTCCTGTGAAACGCAAGTTGGTAAAGGAAAGCACATGCTCCGCTTATGTCTTTCAGTTCACTAAAAGAATACTTCCTATATATGGAGATAAAGAACCGGAATATGTCACTAATGACGAAATGCAGAGATTCATGCTTTCCTTAATTGAAGAAGGATTATCCGTGAAAACGGCTAAAGATATATTCATATCTTTCAAAATGCTTCTGTATTATGCTATGGAACGATTCGAGGTAAAGTATGTAAAGTACCGTGTTCAATTCCCTACCGCTAATATGGAAGGTTCTAAAGATCTTGAAGTATATACAGAGGTTGAACAAAGAAAAATCATTTCATTTATAATGAGCAATCCTAAACCTAAACGTTTAGGAATTCTAATCGGGTTATGCACAGGTATGCGAATTGGTGAAATTTGCGGTCTTCGTTGGGGAGATATAGACGTTAATAACAAATGCATTCATGTGGCTCATACGATTGAACGAATCTTGGATATTGACACAAAGAAGAGTAAAGTAATAGAATCGACTCCTAAAACCATAGAAAGCCGCCGTGACATACCCATAGGGCGTGATTTACTTGGCATCTTGAAAAAATTCAAGGCTTGCTATAATGATAGTTTTTACGTTATAACAGGAGATGAGAAGTTTTGTGAGCCTAGAACTTACCGAAATTATTATAAACACCTTGTTTTAAGCGAAGTTGGTCTAGATAGATGCATAAAATTTCATGGACTTCGACATTCATTTGCCACTCGGATGATTGCTTCTAAGGCCGACATGAAAACAACGAGCCGTATTTTAGGGCATTCGGATGTGTCCACAACGATGAATCTATACGTTCATCCATCAATGGATGATAAACTGGATGCGATTAATAAGTCTATGAAAAATTTATTCAAATAATTCAAAATGATGAAAAAAAGAATAAGAAATAAAATGATGAATAATCCCGGAAGGTATAAGCTACATCAGTATTTGAAATATGCTCACCAATGGGCGGATACAGTCAGCTATAAATGCCGGTTATATTTGATATTGGATAATGGGAAAATAGTAAAAATCGATTAATAACAGAGAAGATATGAGCATAAAGATTGATAAAAACGCATACGAGAAGCTAATCAAGGAAGATTTAGACTTTCTCAATGAACATTGTCCAGATAGCTTAGATTATACTCCTTGGGATACTTTTAAAAGACACTATAAAATGTTTGCTAATGGACACGGAAATTGAAAATGCTGCATATGAATTTGCAGAATCCCAAAATGACGGGAGCAACTTTACTGCATACTACAAGGGCTTTATTGCAGGAACGAAGTACAAGAAAAGTTCAAATGGGGTTTCATTGAATATGAACATTATTCCGCCAATGACTGATGCACATGGAAAATACTGGGTGCAGCCAGACCCCAGAGGGTTTGTTTTGGATGATGATTATGTACTTATGGACAAACTGGACTTTGACCTGTTACCCGATTATACCAATTCAGAACCTACCGGAAAATATAATGGTAAGATGTGGAAAGGACGGGTCCAGACGCTTAAAGGTGAGAAATGGTTTCTCATGTGGTGTCACGATGAAAATAAACTTTCCAATCAGATTTATATATCTTCACGAGAAATACTAGTATTATGATTAAACGAATATTATTTATACTTTTGATTGTTCCTTTTATGATAGTAAGCTCTATCTATGATATGGCACAATTTATCATGCAAGGATATCGTTTTCAGCCCTACAAAATTGTAGATTGGCTAAGTCGTAAACTTCTTGGATAATTATTATGAGTAAAAGTAAAGAATATAAGGCAATAAAGAACTATATCCACAATGAGCTAAAATTGACTAAAGAGGATATAAGGGAGATAATGATTCCTATCATTAAAGATGAGGTTAAACGAGTTTTCCATAATACTTATGGAAATGACGTTTCTATTAACAACTGGATTAGATGTATGGTTTCCGACGAGATAAAGAAAAATGGTGATTACTTTATGATAAGGAATTTGTGTAGGGAGATAATTAAGGAAAAAATTGCCGATAAGTTGTCAATAGAGGTAAACGTAAAAGAGAAATGATATGCGCTTTTAAACAATAAAGTTATGGAGCTTACCAATTATCCATGTAGATTTAAAATAACAAATTGATTGATTATGAAACAGACAGTAGAAGAAGCAGCAATAGAAAGCTGCGTGATAGATAGAAGCATATACAATGACGAGTATCAGCCGTATTACTTGGATGGCTTTAAGGACGGTGCAGAATGGCAGTCAAAGCAATCACCTTGGATAAGTGTTAAGGAGCGGTTGCCGGAGGAAGGACAGCGTATTTTAGTAGGATTTTTATATTACTATAAATATGCTGATAGAGAAGTTGAATCCCCTAAGCATATAGATATATTTACGTATGAAAATGGATGGTGGATTGATGATAGTGATAACGTTTATCGAGGTAAAGAGGTAACTGAGGATGATATTAAAGTTATCTGCTGGCAACCCATCCCGTCTTTCGATGAAATATTAGAAGCCAACAGGGATGTACTTGAACGGATTAAAGAGAAAGGAGATTGATTATGAATGAAGAAGAAATGCGGAATATAATCAAGGATAAGTTAGAAAAATTGAGTAAAGAACAGTTGATAGATACTCTTACTGCTATTTACATGTCAAACACTTCGTATAAAATATCGAATGCTGTGAGTAGTATAGAGTGCACAAATATAGCAGATACTATAGATGGAGTACAACAAGTAAATGCGAGTTTTGATCCACTAAAACGAATATCAGAGAAGGAGGTGAATAATGAGGGATAAATCTAGGGTGAAACACGTGATGGTACAGGCTAAAGTATCATGTGATACGGCTGAAAGGCTTGATAATATAGTAAAAAAGTATGGATTTGCGAGTAGATATAAGTGATGCAAGCATAAAGGAGTTTGAAGGAAAACCGTTGTGCTCGGAGTGTGGGAGATTGATATTTGACAGCAAGGGGGAAAATCCGCGTATGATACCGGGGAGGTGGCATGGGAAATTTCCCAAAAGACAAGCCACTGATGCTGAAAAGAGAATGGTAGATAGGAATGGCAGGTTTTAAAAAGAGAAAGGGATGCCTGCAACATCCCTTGAAAGCTACATCAACGAGCTTAAATCATTGATTGACGATGTATATCGGAAAGCGAAAAGTGGAAAAAAGAAAGTTAATCCTGTGAATGAGCTTAAACTTGAATTTTAGCAATGAATTTAGGGTACTTTTAGGGTACATGAATTAAATGGTATGTTTTTTGTTTTATTCATATTTTCCGTAACTTTGAATTGTAATGATCCCGTGTAAAGGAGCGCGGTACGTTCTTCGGACGAAAAGACTTTTATGAAAAAGAAACTTGTAATAAATAGAGAAAAATTTTGCCACTATTATATAGAAACGGGTAACGCATCAGAGGCGTATCGGAAAGCTTATCCGTGCAGTGTGAATTGGAAGGACGGAACTGTGCGCAAACGTGCGTTTGACCTTCTCAAAAATTCAGATGTGGCCTCCCGGTTGAATGAGCTTCAGGTTGAGGCTTGCGAGAGGTTTGATATGAAGAAGGATGATGTGCTTCGCTTTCTTGCAAGCGTGGTGAATGTTGATCCGATAGATCTGCTGTCCTCCGGTAAAGATACATATATGGTAAAGTCTGTTGAGAATATTCCGAAATCCGTCCGTCTATGCATACAGTCAATTAAGAACACTCAATATGGAGTGGAGATACGGCTATACAGCAAGATAGCCGCCATTACACAGATAAGCAAGATGCTTGGATGGGATGCTCCAGTAAAAAGTGATGTCAGTACTAATGTGCGCATGATAATTGGGGACGAGCGATGATAGAGATGGTATTCTCACATAAGTTGTTCAATCCTCTGTTCTGGCATATCCGTAAGGCTATGCATGACAAGAATATCCGGTATATTATAAACAGAGGAGGTTCTTCATCGGGAAAATCTGTATCAACGACACAATCGGTGCTATTGTCTGTGTTTTCTTGCGAAGGTTCAGCTCTTGTTGTAAGAAAAGTGGGAGCCAGTCTGAGGAATACAGTGTATGAAGAGTTTAGGACCCAACTAAAGACTCTTCAACTGAGTCAGTTCTTTGTGTCTAAGGAAAATAATATAACTTGTGTAAATGGTTGTAAAATTGACTTTACAGGGCTTGATGATCCTGAAAAAATAAAGTCTATCACTGGATATCGTTGGATAGTGATGGAAGAAGCAACCGAGTTCGAATATGAAGATTTTACTCAGATACGTTTCCGTCTTAGAGGTAAGGAAGGGTTGCAGATAATATGCAATTTTAATCCTGTATCTGAGGATTCATGGATTAAAACGAAAATTCTTGATACTTATGAATGGGACGATCTTCCAAATGAACTATATGGCGAAGTGAAAAATCCTCTTACTAAAAGTTCTTTGCCAAAGGCATACAGCACAATATTAGGGAAACGGGGTTGCAAACCTAGAATGATCGCCAATGAACGTACAGGAAAGCTGGAAAAGTACCCATCGGATACAATAGAACTGCATTCGTCTTATAAAAATAATTTTTGGGTGGTTGGTTCTCCGGACGGTAAATATGGATATTATGACAGGCAGACAATATCCAATTATCAATGGTACAAGGAACATGATTACAACTATTACCGGGTATATGCGCTGGGTGAATGGGGTAGTATTAAGACGGGGGGTGAGTTTCTATATGCTTTCGATTCTAATAGGCATATTAAAACAACACGATATATCAAGGGACTTCCTGTGCATATTTCTATTGATAACAATGTTCTTCCCTATATTTCGATTTGTTTTTATCAAGTGGACGGAAGTCATATAAGGCAGTTTAATGAGATATGTGCCGGTGATCCCTTTAACACAGTAACGCAGGCATCTCGGATGGCTGTTGATTATCTGCGGTCAATCAGATACAATGATATGCTGTATTTATATGGTGACGCTTCAACAAGGAATGGGAATACTATAGATGATGAAAAGAGGTCATTCCTTGACAAGTTCGTAGAAGGGCTGGAAGGTACTTACCATGTCGAAGAAAGAATACCGGATTCTAATCCGTCCGTACCCATGTCCGGTGAGTTTGTCAATTACATGCTTGATGGTGGTTCCGGAATGTGTTTTTCAGTAGATGACGGATGTAAGAATTCAGTTGTTGATTATAATAATGCCAAGAAGGATGTTAACGGTGGAATGTTGAAGATGAGAGTTAAGGATAAGGTTACGGGACAGTCTTATGAGAAATATGGGCATATCTGCGACTGCTTACGTTATATTACCGTATGGGTGTTCAAGGATGAATATACCCGCTTCTCTTTAAAAAGAAAACGAAGTAAAATTAAACAGGAAAATGAAGATATGAAGTATTTTGATTCTAATAAACCCGTGGAAGGGAACAAACTCGTTTATGTAATGCCGGATAATGAAGGCAAGTTTGTCGTACTGTATTGCGTGGTACATGGATATATAGATATAGCGGATGTAGTCTATCTTCCATCTTTTGATGAGGCTGTATTGATGGAAGGTATTAATAAGTTCTCGAATGAAAGTGATATTGTTTTTGAAAGCAGTCGTGATTTTTTTCATATAGGACAGGGATTGCGTGAACATTATGATGTGCGTATAGTTAGGAAAAAGGGCGATCAAACAATGCGTATATTGTCTCAGGAAGGATTTATAAAGTCAAAGGTGCGTTTCAGATCTGATTATGAAAGTTGTCCGCAATATCTTGAATTTATGGATGACGTACTGGATTATTCGGGTGACGGGGCATGTGCCGCCATGAATGCTCTGGCCTCATTGTCTTCGTATTCAGCGCGCAGATATGAATTTACATAAATTAAAATAGAATAATTAAAAATAAGTTCATATTTATTTGTTTATAAATATTATATATTCTATTTTTGCATAGACAGTTGTCTTTAGGTTGTGAAGATGCAGCCTTCCTGATTAAGAACGTATAAACCTGAAGGCAATAACCGCTACGTTCGGTTACTGCCTTTTTTATTGATAATATGAAGCTGGAATTCCATACAAAGAATTTTTCATTGTCTTTCGGGGGTAAGTCTAGGAACCTGCTCCGTGATGAGGATGGAAACATTACAGGGTACGATATTGGCTCTATTTACGATATTGCAACTCCATATATCGCTTCAAGCAATTTTATCACGTTGTTTGAAACTCTTCCTGAGGTATCGTTTCCTATAAGATTTATTATAGATAAGATATTGAAAGGTAATTTTATGCTTAAATCACAGAAGGATGATTCAATTATATGGAATAATGATGAGATAAACAACTTTCTCACACAGCCGAATCCGTTACAGACTTTCTCTGAATTTGTAACGTCCTACTTTGCGTACAAGTTTGTTACAGGAAATTCCTTCATAAAGGCGGCGCTCCCTTCATCTGTTAGCCGGACGGAATTATGGAAATGGTGTGATAATTACTGGGTGCTCCCGTCTGATTGTGTGGAGGTGAAAGTAAAACGTCCGACTCCCTTGTTTTCGGTTGCCGGAAGAAACGATATTATAGAAGGTTATCAGTTGACATTTGGAGGGATAGTGGATATTATTTCCACAAATAGTGTTTTTCATGCAAAGGAAATGAATATTGATTCTTCCAGTAATTATATGGCAGGCAAGAGCCGTCTGGTGTCACAACTTAAACCCATATCGAATCTTATACCAGTATATGAGGCAAGAAATATAATATACACAAAACGTGGAGCATTGGGTATAATCGTCTGCAAGAAGAAGGATGATGCTGGTTCCATTGCATTAAAGCCGAAAGAAAAGGAGGAGATAAGGAAGGAATATAATGACGCTTATGGCGTTGGTGATTCAAAAAAATCTCCTGTAGCCATAATCAAGGATGATGTAGGCTTTATAAAAACAAGCATGAGTATTCAGGAGCTTCAGCCGTTTGACGAGACGCTTGTTGATGCGATAAACATCGCCGGGGCGTTTTCCATACCCTCCATGCTGGTCCCTAGAAAAGAAGCCAGCACTTACGACAATCAGGCAAGTTCGGAACGTGGAGTATATAATAACATTGTTATACCAGAGGCGAAAGCTTTTGTTAGGGACATGACCCATTTTATGGGGCTTGACAAGAGCGGGATGTATTTGGACGTAGATTATAGTGGTGTGGATGTATTGCAAGCCGGGAACAGGGAGCGTCAGGAAACAATGGAGATATCTTCAAGAAGATGCAGGGATGAATTTATGGGTGGTGTGATCACTTTGAATGACTGGCGGGCGCAGATAGGGGAATCGGCTGTAAATAGTCCGATTTATAACAAGCTTATTTTGGAAATGGACAATAATGAGATTGCCAGATTGAGGGATTTGGGAATAATAGATAATTCAAAGAATTATAATAATGGAACAACTAAGAGATATAACGTGCAAGACTAGAACGAACGATGTAGATGAGAAAGGCATCGTTACCGTAGCTGTGAACGGGATTGGCATAGAGGATTCTGATGGTGATATTTCTGCCAAGGGTTCTTTTAACAAGACTCTGAAAGAAAATTTCCATCGTGTAAAGTGGTTGTATAACCATGACAGGACGGTTCTTCTCGGGTGTCCAATAGAAGGGAAGGAGATGGATGGAAATTTGGTTATGACTGGGGCTATAAACCTGAAAAAACAGATCGGACGTGACGTTCTTGAGGATTACAAGCTATATGCGGAATATGGGAAGACCCTTGAACATTCAATCGGCGTAAGGGCTGTAAAGCGTGATGACAAGGATAAACGCGTTGTGAAGGAATGGGCTTTATGGGAATATTCCACACTTTCCTCATGGGGTGCAAATCCGCAGACATTTTTGATTGATATAAAAAATATGAATAAGGATGCTGTGAGTGAGCATATTGCCTTTTTAAAAAAGGCTTTGAACATGAGATATTCGGATGGAAAATTAAAGGAATTAGATATGAATTTGAGTTTGGTGGAAAAAGCGTTGTCAGGCAAGGAAATCGTTGCATGTCCTCATTGTGGGCTGGCATTTGATTATGATTCAATCCCTGAATATACATTGGAAAGTCAGGTGCTTGAAAGTGTCGGTGATTATGCAAGATGGATGGCCGAGGATGTGGTAGCACAGGAAATGAACAAACTGAAGCCTGAGATACAGGAGCAGGTTCTTGGTATAATAAATTCAAAAAAATCTTTGGAAAACTTTTCAGCGTATGTAAGATGCCCGAAATGTTATTCCAGAATTTATAGAAGTATGTTGAACAAAAATAACGAGCCGCCGGAGGGCACTCGCAAGGATGAAAGCCGCAAAAGCACTTTGTCCTTGAAAGGTCTCGGTAATTTAATTTAAATATATTTTTTTATGGCAGAAGAAAGAAGCTTTATTCATTTCGCTAAGAGCGAAAACGAATTGACTTTAGAGGAGAAGCAGACGCTTGGGACTATTCAGAAGAATGTTAACCAAGTGGTGGCTGAATTGTTAGAGGGTATCGTTGATCAAGAATCCTTTAACAAAAGAATGACGGAGTTTGAAACAACCTTGAAAGGGTTGAACGATGATGGCAAGTTCGGTATTGCATTGAAGGAGCTTAGTGAATTCAAAGAGGTAATCAAGAATCTTTCAAAGGAAGTTGAGCTGCTGAAGCAGAAGGGCTTTAATCTTGGCGGCAGGAATAAATTAGCTGACAAGATTGATGAATTCATGAACAGTGAGAAGTATAAGGATTTTGTTGATGGAAAGGTGAAGAGCACCGGACAGTTCAATATAGACTTGAAGGACATCGCTTCTCCGGTAAGTATGACTGACGATTACTCTGGTGACAAACTGATTACACGTCAAAGCAATGTTGTCGTGACGAAGGTGAACGAAGGTGCTCATCTTCGTGATATAATGCTGGTTGATCAGGGAGATCCCCAGTTTCCGACAATTACTTTCGCCCAGATTTATGATCTTGACAGAAATGCGGCTGCGGTTTCCGAGAACGGCCGTCTTCCGGAATCATCATTCAAAATCAAGGAGGAAACTGTTGGTGTAAGCCGTATCGGTACTTATGTTCCTTTGAGCAAACGGTTGCTGCGTTCGCGAATTTATGTTCGCTCATGGCTGCTTAACCGTATCGCCTCATGGGTTAGAATGGCTGAAGATTTCCAGATCATGTTTGGGGACGGACAGGGTGACAATTTGAAGGGAATTGCCAATTATTCAGATATTAAAAGCGCGTCTGATTTGATTAGCGGTACAATAGTTACAGGTTCTGCCGGTGATGTGAAGTCTGTATCCACATATAATAGTGGGAAGCAATCGGTTGTGGAATTTTCCAAGCCTTTCGCTGAGATAATGGAGGGTCAGAAAATTACTTTTGACGGCACATCTGTGTCAAATTTCAAGAACACTTTCACAGTTCATAAGATGAATGACCGTAAGATTGTGATTGATATGGCTTATGAGGCTGTGGCTGACGCTTCTTCCGTTACATTTACGGTAAAGAATGGTTTGTTCAACTCGGTTGTTTCCCCGAATATTGGTGATGCGGTTGCTGCCTTGTTTGCTATTATGACATATGGGGAATATACCCCATCCTTCATTGCGTTGAATCCCTCTACTGTGTTTGAGGCTGAGACAGCAAAGGATACTACCGGAAGATCGTTGAATCTTGTCACTACGGTGAACGGGGTGAAATATATTGCAGGGCGTCCGATCATTGAGACTACAAAAATAAATCCGGGTTATTATTTTGCCGGAGATATGACAAATGGGGCTTCATTGGTTGATTGGTCGGCATTGTCTATCGAATTTGCGGAGGATGTGGAAACCAAACTTCGTAATTCTGTGGTTCTTATAGCACAGGAGGAAGTACAAATGCCGGTATATAATCCTGCCGCATTCACCTATGGGGCGATGAGTGATCTTGTCACGGCAATCAAAAAAGCTGAATGATATGGGGAAGAGGATTATAATTGATGGCGACCATCGGACTGTGGATAATATAATCCAAGAAAATAGAATCCGTGAGGAAATGGGTCTTATATCCATAGAAATAGCGGAATCATCACTGGATAAAGTCGATCAGCTTCAGTCGAGGGAGAAGAAGGAGCCGTTAAGAGACAAGAAGGAGGTATGATATGATCATAGATTATACATTTTTTCAGAGCGGTGAACTGAGAATTTCAGGACTTCCATTGCCGGAAGTGGCCGCAGGTCCTTCCAATAATGCCGTATTTTATGATGTATCGGCATATATAATGAGGTATGAGGATGAATTTTTGGAACTGGCTCTTGGGGAAATGTATAATCCCTTCTGTGAGTATTTGAAATCCGGTGGATCGGGAAATGATAGATGGGACCAACTCAAGAGACAGCTTGTGACTGAGTTGAAGAACGGAGCGTTTGCCTTGAAAAGGTCCCCTATAGCCAATTATGTTTATTTCCATTATCTGAGAGGACATCAGTCGGATGCGACGGTGACAGGTGTAAAAAAAGATACGGATGAAGGTGTTCTTGTGTCACCTGAAGCCAAGATGGTGTTTGCATGGAATGATATGGTTATAATGAACGAGAAGCTGTTTTCATGGTTGGATGTGCGCAAGGCTGATTATCCAGACTGGAGTTATGATGTGTGTTTGTTGAGTAAGATTAATATTTTTGGATTATGATAATAGAATTGATAAGAGATACGGTTGCTGCCGCTTCAAGAATGGCTGGGTATGATGTGAATTTCATATTCGGGGACAGCTCATATATACGTGAACAGATCCGTGTATTGAAGGCTTCTCCTGAGACCGCTGTATCACGTTTCCCTCTCATCGGTTTGTATGTACCCATAGATGAGGCAAAAGACAGTCCTGATTATTATTGTAAGACCGCGGTGTCACTTATAATTGCGACAAACACAAGCAGGGAATATACCAACGAGCAACGTCTTGAGATATCCTTTGAAGGCATTCTCCGTCCTCTGTATAATGCGTTCATCAATTCGTTGAAAGAATGCGGAAGGTTTGATTTCGGGTATGGTAATCCGGTCCATTCCTATACCGAAAACTATTCATTTGGCCGGAGAGGAGCACTGGATGTGGACGGAAAGGAATTGGATGAAAAGATTGATGCTATTGAGATAAAAAATTTGGAATTAACAGTTAAAAATAAGAATTGTTATGCGAACAGATATTAGAGAGTGCGGCAGCACGTCCGGATTTAATACTGGAATGAATTACTGCCCCCTGCAACCGGACAAGGTAGCAGGTGTTATATTGGTCATTCATGGCAAAAAACTGCCAAAGGAATTGACTGCTGATGCTTTGGAGGAAGCCTGTCATGCTGATTATCCGGACAGAATTTATCCTATTACAGGATTTTCCGAATATGCGGTAAGCGGTGGTGAACCCAATACATCGGAAAATGGTTATGCCGGTTCGGAAATAACGGGCTATTCGGCAAGGACGGATACATTTACATTGCGTAAGTTTAATCTTGCATTACAAGCTAATCTTGTAGCCAACAAGGATACATTGTTTGATATGTATGTTTTTGACAAGAATAATGTTATCTACGGAGAGGATGACGGAACAGACGAGCTTGCAGGATTCGATTTGTCAGGAGTTTACCCTACAGGGCAGGCTTATGACTCAAGCGGACAAAAGGCTTATCTTGCATTTAATGCAATGTATTCCGATACGGAGAAGATGATGAAAAACATGTCTGTAAAACAATCGGGTGTAAATTTGGAAAATGTTCTCAAGGGATTGAATTATGTTGAATTTGTGAAAATGACATCTCCTGAGAATACATATAAACTCGTGGATCACTATGACCGCACAGACCTTACTGCATATTATGGCGCTGTATTGTCTGAGAAGGCTTCAACAGTCGTTTCTGGTGCGTCAGCACTGGAATACAGTAACGGTGTGCTTACAGCGACAGGAGGTGTACCAGTGCTTAAATCTCCTTCTATTTTACAGGCTAATGGAGTCATTGGGATTGAACAATGGGTACAATGAGAATTAATGGAGTCACATTTATAGAGTCCGAGGTGACCAAACTTTCATTGGATGAGTTTGTCGCTCAGAATATAGATGTATTCTGGAAGGACATTCCGAGGGAAAGACGGAAATCAAGGTTGGTTTCCGTATATAACAGAATTGTCAACAACAGTAATTCAGGAGGCGGGGGAGATTAATCCCCCCGTTTTGTATTATGACATTGGAAGAGTATTCAAAATCATGGAAAAAACTTGCTGACGGGTTGAAGGATGTGCTTGTCAGTCAATTGCATGGGGAAACCGATTTGACTGAGGATTTTGTCCGTGAACAGCTTTATTCGGGAGTAAATGGCGATGAGGAATCTCTTACCCCGAAGTATTCACAAGATCCATATTTTAAGACTGCTTACGGAAAGAACTGGAAGCCCCATGCAATAGGATATATGAAATGGAAGAGGAAGATTCAGCCTCCTGCACCTTCTTATCTGGGATTTCGGCCGCGTTCAATGGATACACCAAATCTTATAATCAGAGGTGATTTCTATTCGTCAATAACAGCAATCCCGGTAAAAGATGGTATTATGATTACTAGCCAAGGTGTTTCTTTTTCCGCAGATATAGAAGCTAAGTATACTCCTAGGATATACAAGATAAGTAATAAGGCTAAAAAACATTATATAACCTATTACGCCATGCCCCAGATTAAGGATTTTATAAAATCGTGTGGATTATGAAGAATTGTCTGTGTCAGGGGAATCGATTAATGAGAGAGATGGAACATATGCGTTCAATCGCAGAGAAGGCGGCTGTTATGGATGAATGTGTTTATATATTATACAAGGTTGGAGATGTGTATAAATTCTGTCGTGAAGGTGAAAACTGGTCAGGCGAGTTTATTGAATTCATATTTCCGTGAAATGGTTATTTTTATAAGGGTTTGCATTTGAAAACCCCTAGATCTTCAGTTTAGGGGATGAAAAATGCAGGGTATCACAGCTACCCTTTTCATCAACTTTAGTATCTTTGTAAAGATGTTACGTGCCTACAAATATAGAATCTATCCGACTGATGAGCAAAAGGTCTTGTTTGCAAAGACTTTCGGCTGTTGTCGTTTTGTTTATAACTGGGCATTGAATCTAAAAATCACGGCATACCAGGAACGCAAGGAAACACTCGGCAACGTGTATTTGACCAATCTGATGAAGAACAACCTGAAAGCGGAACATGAATGGCTGTCGGAGGTTAATTCCCAGTCGTTGCAGAGTGCGTTGCGCAATCTCGATACGGCATATACCAACTTTTTCCGTAACACCCAGTCTGTCGGCTTCCCACGTTTCAAGAGCCGCAGGGACAGGCAGAGCTTCCTTTGTCCCCAGCATTGCCGTGTAGATTTTGAAAAAGGGACAATCACCATACCGAAAGCCAAAGATATTCCTGCTGTGCTGCACCGCAAGTTCAATGGAATGGTGAAAACTGTCACCGTCAGCATGACACCTTCGGGCAAATATTTTGCTTCCGTATTGGTTGATACGACCATTCAAGAACTTCCGGTAACACCAATACAAGACAATACGACTTTGGGCATTGATTTAGGCATCAAATCACTCGCTGTATGTTCTGACGGACGCACGTTTGACAACCCGAAGAACTTACAGAAAAGCCTGGACCGTTTGAAGCTGTTGCAAAAGCGGTTGAGTCGCAAACAGAAAGTCTCTTCCAACCGCAACAAGGCTCGCATCCGTGTGGCGCGGTTGCAGGAACACATCGCCAACTGCCGCAAGGACAACCTTCACAAAACCACCCATGCACTCACGCACGACAGCCAAGTGCGTACCATCTGCATGGAGAATCTAAACGTGAAGGGGATGCAGCGCAACCACCATCTGGCGCAAGCTGTAGGGGACGCATCCTTCGGGATGTTGCTGACGCTGCTGGAGTATAAGTGCAGTTGGTATGGTGTGAACCTCATAAAGATAGACCGCTTTGCTCCGAGTTCGAAGATCTGTGGTAAATGCGGCTATGTGTACAAAGAATTGAAACTAAGTGAGCGCAGTTGGACTTGTCCGGAATGTGGTACGCACCATGACCGTGACTTCAATGCTGCTTGCAATATCAAGGAAATTGGCTTGAGAGCCCTACCCACGGAACGTGGGAAAGTCAAGCCTGTGGACTGTCCTCTTGTGGATGACCGACCTCGTGTCCTAAAAAGCAATGGCAGGAAGAAGCAGGAAAAGAGAGGAGGTATTGGCATCTCCGAAGCCGCTAAATCTTTAGTTTAGCGGTAGTTCACATCCCGTATTAAGATGTACGGAACATCTTGTGAACGAAAAGACATGAAAACGAATCAAATCATGATTCGCCCAATGGGTGATTTTACAGTTAGCCAGAGAACAAAAAATATAGTAGTATTCTCATTTTATAATGGTAATAAATATGAAATTCATTCTGATGGTACGATTGTATCATTAAATTACAATAGAACAGGATTGCCAAAGCCTTTAAAGCAATTTTATGATAAAAATGGATATGCTTGTGTCGCTATATATGTTGATAAGCAAACAAAACGGATGAAAGTACACCGGCTTGTTGCAATGGCTTTTATACCTAATCCTAACAACCTGCCACAAATAAACCATAAGGATGAAAATAAGAGCAATAACCAGATTGATAACCTTGAATGGTGCGATTGCTCATATAATATCAATTATGGAACGCATAATGATAGAATAAGTAAAGCAATGACAAATGGGAAGTTGTCAAAACGTGTTGCACAAATTAAAGATGGAGTAATTATTAGAATATTTGAATCTGTAAATGAAGCGCAACGAAATGGATTTAATCAGGCTAGCATATCAAAAGTAGCATCTAATGTCAGTAAATACTCAAAATATAAAACTCATAAAGGATTTGAATGGAAATATATATAGCATAATGAACAAAGAAAAATGGATGAGTTTCTTTTGGCTAAAAGAACTGGAGATTTTATAGAAGCGCTCATAGCCGAAGAACGTGAAAATGGTTTAGGGGAAAATTCCCCTAAAATTGATAATCAGGTAGTTAAGAAGAGTAAGGTTAAAGAAAAGGGTAAAGCTGGCAGGCCTAAAGAAGAAGTATGGATGCATCCTTTCTTATTTACAAAATTTGCCATGTGGATTAATCCTCGCTTTGAAGTAAAGGTAATACGCTTCGTATATGATGAGATGATTCAATACCGTAATTTAGCTGGAGATGCTTATCCTGCTATGTGTCGTGCCGTTTGTTCAATACTCCCTGGGGATATATTCCAGAAAAAGATTAAGGACTTGGCCAAGTCTCTAAACATCATAGTCTATGGTAAACATGAATCAGAAATGCGTAATAAGATTGGTGATGAGGCTAAAATTTGCGAATTGTATGAGTTGGAATTACAGATAGCTCAATGGATAGATTTAGGCTTCATCAAAGACTATAACAGCCTTAAATCCACATTGACTAAGTTGTATTACCGGAAATATCCTAATGTTCTCCCAATGTAAATATTGATTTTCCCTCTTTTCTTTGATTTCAGTCACAGTTTTCATAAAAAAGCCCCGAACCGGCACTATCGGAACGGGACTTTTCGTCTTAACCAAACGGTCTCGCTTCACAGCGGTACATTATCTTTAGAATGTGGCGGCAGAAAGTTCCTTGGATATATGCTCTACTGCCACACGTATTTTATCGTATTGCTTTTGTCCTGCTGTTGCTACACCTGAGGTGTATTGCCTCATTAATGAAGCGTTGATACCTGCCAGCTCTGCCACTTTGGTAACATTCAGAAATGAGAAATAGTTGAAAAAGGATTGCATATCATATTTGTAGGTAAACTCCAGTTCCGGCACTTCCTTGCCTTCTTCTGCCTGCATTTCTTTTATTTCCTCATACGCTTTTATCATATCCTCTTTGGCGGCTTCTGCCGTATTTCCATATCCAGCCAAACCAAAGCCGGGCAAATCTTCCTCAACAAAGCACGAGTAATACCCATCGCTTGCCTTTTCCATGATTACAGTTACTTTCATATTTCATTGCTTTAAAATAGGAGTACGGCACTATTACCGTACCCCATTGTCCAACATTTACAGTCTTTCAATCATGAAGCGCAAAAGGTAGGGGGATTACTCCCCCAAAAGCACCTTTCTTGCTTTACGTTCTATTCCGGTTGGCACTTCTTGTTTGCCGTGTCTTGACAATGCGAACTTGTTTTCCGTTTTGGGGCTGTACCAAATATCATGGTTTGCCCCATGCCTTAGAACGTAACAACCTGCTGCGGTAAGTTCCGCAAAAAACTGATTGTACTTCATAATTTAAAAGACCATTTTGTTTAAGACGGTACAAATATAGCGTTTTTGCTATAAAACGCCAAATAAAAACATAACTTTTTTGCTATTGGTTGTTGATGCTAATGAGATGTTACCTATTATAATTAAGAATTTTAATCGGATAAATAGAACAGTTTTTTACGACTATGTTAAAAAAACATCGGGGGTTATAATTTTTAAATAAGAGAAATAGAATATTTTACAGTATACCCACTATTTTTTATTATGTCTAAATTGCGAACAAATATGTCGTAATATTTTGAATTGAATTTAAAAGTATATTATTTTGCTGAAAATAACCCAATTATTATAACTATAGATAAAAAAGTATTATGGTAGTATTAGAATTAATTATGGTCATATTTGCAATCTTGCAAATTATTTTATTCTTTAAATTATGGGGAATGACGAATAATGTTCGAAATATAAGAGAAATGTTTCAATGCTATATTAAAGATAATACATTGAATAAAGATGGGAAGGTTAAGAAAGAAGATAATATTGCTCCAGTGAGATTACATGTAGATGAATATATAGGTAAATGGGGGAAATATGTAACAGAGGAAGAAATAGAAACAGTAAAAGAAATGTTACCTAAATTGCCTCAAAGTATATTCTCCATAATAAAAATAGAGAGGACTGGGAAAATAAAGGTTCTTTCTGATTTAAGCAATATCGAAGAATCTTATAAGGTTCTTTATTATACGGAATATCAAAGAATAAAATGAAATATTAATTTTTTTTATGGGGAGAAGTTATGGCTTCTCCCTTTTTTATTCCCTTATCTTCATAATATCATAATAAAATCACTATTTTTGCTCTTAGAAGGTGCATGAAGTCATGTATCACCCAAAACTTACGAAAAGACTATGGCAGGAGCAGAATTTAAAATTACTGATGCGATTGATCCTAACATCGTTAAGAAGTTAAATGAGATAAGGATTAATATTCAAACCACATCTTCCGAATATGCGAATTTCACAAAACAATTAAGTGAGGGCATAAATTTTAAGCCGGGTAATCTAAAAGAATACCAGTCTAAGATTGACAGTTATAATGCTACAATAACCAAATTATATGCTTCTCAAAATAGATTGTCTGAATTACAGACTAGTCAATTAAAGTTATTGACTGATATTTCCCGTAAGATAGAGCTTCTTACCAAACCATTGAATACATTGGCAGACAAGATAACGGAAGTGAAAATAAATCTGAGAGGTGCTTCCGAAGACTTGAAAAACGTGTCACAGGATGCGGAAACTGCTTCTGTTTCATTTCAAGAGGCATCCAAGAAAATATCCATGACTGCTGCTGATTTTGATTCAATCCGTCAGACGGTAAAGGCTTTTGATGCACAAGCCGCCGAATTGAACAGTAGATTAAGTGATAACAAAGAAACAATTTCAGCCTTAAGAACATCTCTGAGGGAATTATCGAAGGAGTATAAGACAGGTTCTATCAGCGAAGAGGAGTACAAGTCCAAAAGAGATGCTACGGTGTCCCAGTTACGCACGCTGACAGAGCAGAATAAACAGTATTCGGCGATATTGAGAAATCATACACAGGTAGCGATTGCCACAACAGGAAGCTATAACGAGATGAAGGCTTCAATGCTTCAACTGGAAAAAGAATATTATAACCTTTCACAGGCTGCACGTGAGGGGGCAAAAGGTATGGATATCTTGAACAGTATCGGTAAGCTGAATCAACGACTAAAGGATATAGATGCACAGATGGGCAATTACCAACGTAATGTGGGTAATTATGCTTCGGGTTGGAATGGGCTTAATGTTTCCATACAACAGATTGCGAGAGAACTTCCAGCTTTGTCTGTTAGTGCCAATACTTTCTTTCTTGCCATATCCAATAACCTTCCTATGTTTGTTGATGTGTTAAAGGAAGCAAGGGTGGAATATGAACTTCTTAAGAAATCGGGGCAGACTGCTACACCTGTATTTAAACAAGTATTAGGCTCCCTTCTTAGTTGGCAGACAGCTTTAGTTGTTGGGATAACTCTTTTATCGAGTTATGGAGGTGAGATAACCAAATGGGTAGGTAGCCTGTTTGATGCAAGAAAAGAAATTGATTATCTAAAACAGTTTCAGGAGGATTTGAATAAAGCTCAAAAAGAAGGTGTGAAAAATTCCCAAGATGAAGCTGTTAAATTGGATATATTATATAGGGCGGCTGTCAATTTGAATAAACCTATGGGAGAACGGAAAAAAGCCGTTGAGGAACTGAAAAAGCAATATCCTTCATATTTTAAAAACATAAGTGATGAAAATATTCTTATAGGGAAAGCGGCTGATAGTTATCAAAGACTATCAACCTCTATAATTGCTGCTGCAAAGGCTAGAGCTATTGAAAATAAATTAGTTGAAAAATCTAAGGAGCGTTTGGATTTACAAAGTGAATATAATGATTTGATAAGAAAAGAGGCTGAAATTAATTTGGAAAGAAGTGAATCTTTCAATAGTACAAATCCTCTAGGAATATGGATCGGAGCTGCAAAAGGTTTTAGCTTAGAAAGCGTTCAAGATGAAATTGATAGTGTTATAACTAAAATGGATGCACTGGATAAAGAAATAGAAGAATTGTCCGGCTCTATTGATATTGGAGATGTTACATTTGATCCTCATTCTGCCGATAAAGCCGCAGATGATTTAGCACAATACATAGAGAATCTTAGGAATAAAATGGCTGACTTGTCCGTTTCTCTTATAGAGGATGAGCACCAGCGTAATCTTGCTGCCATAGAGAAAGAATATAAAGACCAGATAGCAGTTATAAAGGGATATTCTGAGGAAGAGAACAAACTCCGGGAAATGTTGGTTCAAGAGAGAAAGCAGAAGGTAGCGAAAGAGAATGAGGAATATGCTAAGAAGTTGGCAGAGGCCGAGAAAAAAAGGATCGAGGAAAAGAAAAAGTATACCGATGAGATGCTAAGACTGGAAGAAGAACAATCATCTCTCCGTATAGCAGCTACAAATACTGGATATAAGGAGCTTGAAAACATTATAACACAAAATTATTCAAAAGGGCTGATGTCGCGAAAAGAATATGATGAAGCCATGCGTGAATTGGAGAAGCAAGCCGCAAACGAGCAATTGCAGATACAGATAGATGCTACTGAAAAAATGATTGAGATAGCGGAAGCATCGGGCGTGGTAAGCAAGCAACAGATTGAAATGCTGAGAGAATCCATAAAGGCAATGGAAGCAGAGATAGGTTCCATAAATGCGGATGATCAGGTGAAAAAAGCGGAAGAGCAACAGGATATTACACGAAGGAATTTTGAAGCGTTGAAAGGTTATTCTTCTGCATTGAAAGATCTTGCATCGGATATCGATAGCCCGTTTGCCGGTATATTTGACGGGATGGATAAGGGATTCAGTATTATGTCTGATAAGATATCGGGTGTTTGGAAAGAACTTACAGACGGTGAGAAGATGGAAAGAACCACCGAAATGTGGGCTTCTATGGTTAGTGGAATTGGTGAAATGATATCATCCATTTATGATCGCCAGATTGAGGCTGTTGAGGCTGAACAGGAAGCGAATGAGAAAGCTGGTGAAGAGGAAATTTCCCGTATAGAGGCTTTAGAAGAAAAAGGGGCTATAACAACAGAAGAAGCCGAAGCGCGTAAACGTGCGGCGGAAGATAAAACGGCACAAAAGAATGCCGAATTGGAGAAGAAAAAAGCTGCATTAAGAACAAAACAAGCAAAGTTTGAGAAAGCTACCAGTATAGCTGAAGCGGCTATACAGATAGCAGGTGGTATTTTGCAGACGATAAAACAATTGGGTTTCCCTGCTGCAATACCTATGATAGCTGCTCTAGGTGCTATGGGGGCGATACAGCTTGCTACTATTATAGCGACTCCTATTCCAAAATACGCCAAGGGTACTGATTCGCATAAAGGCGGATTGGCTGTAGTGGGTGATGGTGGCGTTTCCGAAACGATCGTTACAGATAAAGGGGCGTATATTACTCCGTCTGTCCCTACTTTGGTTGACATCCCTAAAGGTGCGAAGGTTATACCTTATGCTGTGGATATGGACAGGATAAAGGCTCATGCAAATGATTTTGATGGTCTTATGGCATATAGAAGCGAAAACAATCTTCCTCCTGTATCAATAGTTAATGATTATAGCGAACTGGAGAAAAAGATAGGGCATCTGGAGAAATCACAGCAGATAGGATTTGCAAAATTAGCCAAGGCGATAAGAGAAAACAATTATCAGCAATTTTCAAAAAGTATATGATTATGAGGTATACAAGTGACATATATGAACTTCCCTTGTCCGTTTTTATAGAGATCTATACCAATGATAGCAATACTATCGAATTTGACAGTGAGGACAAAGGGGCCGCATCGGCAAAAATTATCAATGACTATATAGAAATTGTTGGGAGCAAACAGTTATCCTCTGAGATATTGAATTGTAATGAACGTATGAATCTCGCAATGACCGTGGAGTGCATGAAGGCATGTGAGAACATGATGAAGTTGAAAATGTATGATGAGGTGCGTGATATTCTGATGAAGATAGGTTATTCGTGCAAGAAAGGTGATGTAATGGTCATGAATGCTAGAATATCCGCGTTGAAATCCCGTGCACAATATGATTTGGATAAGATAAGTAAGGAAAAGAATGAGGAACCGAAGGAGAAGCCTACAAAACGGGGGTTTATAAATGAAGTTGTCGCTATTGGAAAATATAATAAGATGCATATCAATCTGAAAGAATGGACCGCCGGATCTTACGCCTGTCTTGTTAGGCAGACATGCGATGAAATCGATGAATTGAATCGTAAAAAGAAATAATTATGTATTATCGATGTGAGTTACTTATAAATGGTCTGAGGTACAGGGTTACTGATGATCTTGAGAATTGGGACGAGGTGAAGGCTAGTTTCAAGAGAAATGACTATGACGGTGTTATCCGTACTTTTTCTAACAAATTTTCTTTTGCTGGGGATGCTAGAAGATTGCTGTTAAAACAATATGATGAAGATTATCTGAATGCTTCCGCTTCAATAATAATAAGTACAAGAAATAACAGTTGGTTGTATAATGAACGGTTTAGTTGCGCTCTCAATTTCTCTACATTGCAGGATAATGGTAGTATCTTACAGATAAATGCCGTGGATGATAGCGTGGCGTCCATGATAAAGGCTAAAAGGGGAACCCAATATGAATATCCTGTTGAAGAGGTGAAAAGTCCCATTCCTCTTGTTTATGACGGGCTTGAACTTTCAGAATCGGCAAAATGGATTCCTACAGGTGACATATACAATGGAGAAGTAGGGGAGATTCCGGATCAAGATAATTTTGTGTCAATGGATTTTGCTGAAAGGTGGCTTCCCATGTCATTATATACAGAGGCAACCGACATTAATATAGGCAATGCCACGGAGATATCGGATCAGTCATATATAAGTATTACGGAGTATTATCTAAATGATAATGGGACGGAGGTGTTGGATGAACGTAAAGATGATGGCACTCTGATATATGCCGTAAAAAGCATCAACTTGTCTGTTGATATTGATTTTAAATTTTGGATAAGCTATAATATCATATCGCCATGGGGCTGGACTAACGGGGTACGTTTCCGACTAGCTAAAATTGGCACGGATAAAAAGACATTGGAAACAATCAGTGAGGTATTCTATGAAACGTATTCCACCGGTCTTATAGAAAAAGAATATTCAGCACATCATGATATATTCTTAGCTAAAGGAGAGAAGCTTGTGCTCCTTTGCAAAGTGCAGTCAGGGAGGGAACAGTCTGGTCCTAACCTTGCTGCCCTTTATCCCGTGGATTCAAAAAGTCGTGTTACGATATCATGGAAAAACAGAATAAATCCTGTTGAGATGGATGTTGTAAATCCCAGCACGTTGCTCAACAGACTACTCAAAAGCATTAACGGGGGAAAAGACGGATTGACGGGGGTAATAGAAAGCATGGGTGACGGAAGGCTTGATAATTGTATGCTCTTGGCGGCTGAATCAGCTCGTAAGATTCCGGGAGCCAAAATATATACATCCTTCACCAAATTTGCAAGTTGGATGAGTTATGTGTTCGGATACGCTTATGGCATATCCGGCAATACGATAACTTTCCGGCACAGAGGCAAATACTTCTCGGATGATGTTGTCAAAAAAATAGATGATTTATCCGATTACGAGATGAAGGTTAATTCCGCATTGGTGTATTCGCGCATACGGATAGGCTTTGACAAACAGGATTACGACACGGCTAATGGTAAGGATGAGTTTCGTTTTACGAATGAATATACCACAGGCGTGACCATGACGGACAATAGCCTTGAAATGATATCTCCATACCGTGCGGACGCATACGGCATAGAGTTCCTTGCTGACAAGATAGGTGAAGATACTACAGACAACGAAAGTGACACTGATTTATTTATGGTAGGGGTGAAATCTGATTCGTCTGGACTTAAGTATATATTAAACAGGGATTATCTTATGGGTGGCGTTCTCAGCCCTGACACAATGTTCAATGCCATGTTTTCTCCTTCTTCTATGGTTTTGGCCAATGAAGCATATATCGGTTCATCTGTTGAGATGCTTACTTTTGCGTCTTCAGATGGTAATAGTGATGTGGGTATTGATGGAATGGGGGAAAGCAGGGATATAATTCTTTCAAAAAGGATGTTTACTGTGGCGGAAGTAGAATTTGAAACTTCGGATGTAGAGCTTCCGGAAGATCTTACAGGAATTGTTGAATTTGAACATCAAGGCAAGGTTATACAGGGATATTATCAGCAGGCTGATTACAATTTCACAAAATCACAAAGTTCAAAGGTAACTTTGATTGTGAAAAATTCTAATTCTTTATAAAGATTCAAATTTTAATTGTTATATTTGCAATGAAAGCTTGTGAAGTCGCAAGCTGCTAGAAACTAACGAAAAGACCATGATATCAATCGGAGATGTTTGCCCGTTATTCTTCAAACCGCTGAAATATAAATATTCAAATGCAGGATGTTTCAGACAAGTATTTTCCTTGTCAGACAACATTTTGCTGCAAATTTTCTGCGATAACGGTGAAATACCTTTGGCTTCTTTGAATGATAAGATTGGCAATATCTCCTCGTCAATAGCACTGCTCACTTATGATGTTAATGAAAGCGTTAAGATGTATTATGCCTCATTATCTCCTTCGGAGGGGATATATACAGTAACTATAGGCGATAAGGAATGTGAGGAATTCTGTGTGTGTGAGAATATAGGTGATTCTATATTGATTGAATATTCCCATAAGGATAATAATTCTGCATTTGATAATATATTCTGGATTGATGATGTTCAGCAGATGTTTCAGTTCAGAATAATAGGAGGATTCAAACCGGATGGGGTGGACTTAAAAGTTGAGAACGAACAGTTCGTGAACCAGAAGCAGGAGATAATAGAAATGTATTCTCTTCCTTATAAGACATTTGATTTTGTATTTGGGACAAGTCGTGGTGTTCCGTATTATATAGCGGAGTTCATAAATAAGTTACTTTGCCTTTCTCACGTTAACATAGACGGTAATTTGTATGTACGGGAAGGGGATTCTGTCCCGGAAAAGCTTGATACAATAGGTAAAAAACAGATGTTTATATATAAAGTGACTTTACGCCCTAGAGAAAACGATATTGCTGGGATCGGAGGCAAAACTGAGATCGCAACTTCTTCTTCAGGTATAGCATTTTTGCTAACTAATCCTGAAGAGGACGATGTGTTAAAATACAAGAAGGCGCAAGCTGCTTTTGTTAATGAAAATTATGTGTAATCATGGCTAGAAATCATCCTATAAAGATATTGTGGTACGGTTCGGAAACGGATGCAGAAGGAAATCCGATTATACCGAAAATATCCCCATCATTTGAAAAGCGATTGGAAGGGTTGAATGAGGGTGAGATATACATACATAATGATGATAAGAATCCTTCTATTTACATAAGGACCAATAAAGACCGGGTTGTTGCCATATCGGGAAGTGCAAATATAGAGGAACTTTTCAAATACTTCCTTCGTAAAGATAAAGAAGATTTTGCCAATGAGCTGATCACTTTTTTAAAAGGTCTTTTGATTGGTAAGAACGGTAGTGGAATCACTGTACTTGAGAACGGTATGTCACAGGCTGTTGTTGATTATCTGTATGTCAAGGTCAAAGCCGTTTTTGACGAGCTTGAAGTAAAGAAGAAGACGTATGTAGGTGGCGAGCAGGTGATTTCCCATGCAGGCATGAAATGCAACCGTGTGGATGAGTTGGATGATGTCTACCGTTGTTATTTCAAGGAAGAGGAAGACGGAATTGAGATAGAGAACCAGTTTACTCCGGGATCTCTCGCCATCGCACAGGAGTGCAATATCAAGACTGGCGTTTCTCATCATGTCGGCAACCGCTATTACTGGCGGTTGGTCACAGCAGTAGGTGAGAATTATATAGACCTGTCCAAGACCGTGTGTGATCCTAATGTCGAGAACGATGTTCCGGTGGCAGGTGATGATATCGTGGGATTGGGCCATAAGACCGATATCACCAGACAGGCGGCGATAATTCTCTCTTCGGTGAACGAAGTTTCTCCGTCCATCATCATGTATCAGGGTATTAATGATTTTACCTTGACCGGGAAAGATGTCATTTCTTTTGATTTTGACAGGTCTACCGGCAAGGCCCGGATGAAGGTGTACGGAGATACGTACATTGGTGACAAGGGCCGGACCACTTACATGGAATACACTCAGGATAAAGGTGTTGATATCAAGGGTATGTTCCATATCGAAAAAGGCTCCACCGGATGGAAGAATATGGAAGGCTTGCCGGATGAGATACAGGCGGCCGCAGATCTTGCCCAAGAGGCCAAGGATGCGATAGACAATGCGGCTGTCGGAAGTGTCAATCTGTTGCGCAATTCCGGATTTACGGGAGATTATGAGACAGAGGACCTGTCTGCCGCTACCGAGCTATCGGCGGATACCGAACTTTTTAGCAAGCAACTGGAATATTGGACGGGTGTGGCTACCGTATCTGCGGACAGTGATGCCGGCTCCGGGTACTCTGCCGCAATCGGTAGTTTGTCCCAGTCCGTATCATTGATTAAAGGAGAAAGTTATGTTATCAGTTATAAAGCAAAGGGTACGTCTGTGTCTGTTTCGTGCGGTTCTTTCAGTGTTTCTCAACCTCTCACATCCTCTTATCAGAGATATACCCATAAGATCACCTTCAATGGCAGTGGTATATTTCTTATCAGTGGTACCGCAACCGTTTGTGACCTTCAGCTAGAGCGTGGAACCATCGCTACTGACTGGAAGCCTTCAATTCTTGACAACGACAAGGCAACAGCCGGTTTCCAGTCAATCAATTATATCGCCAGTGCGATCAAGGATGGATCTGTGGATATTCTTGGTGGTCTGATTCTTGCCAATATGATCCAGTTAGGCAACTACAAGAATGGCAAGTTACAGAAGGTCACAGCCGGAGTTAGCGGCATATACAATGACGATGATGATGTGGCATTTTGGGCAGGTGGCACGTTACAACAGGCTATATTGACCGTGATGAGGTTTCGTAATGATCCGAATTATCAACCCACCGATGAAGAATGGGCGAATATGGCGAACTTCGTTGCCACTCATGGTGGCGATACGTTCCTGCGTGGCTATATTTATGCCTTGGGTGGTAAGTTCCGCGGTGTGGTTGAAGCCTTGGGCGGATTTTTCCGCGGAAAAGTAGAAACATCTGTTGACGGGAAACGCATTGTCATTGATCCGGATAAAAATACTCTTGAAATGTACACGACTGAAGGACATGCCACCTTGATATTAAGGTTCGACACATCATCGGACGGATGGGAATATGGTGATTTGATTTTGCGGAAATATGCAGGGGACCAATTGATACTAGAAACGACTGTATATCCGGAACGTATCAGAATACAGAATTATGTAGAAAATACGGATATCATTCTTAATCCCAATAACGTATCCTTCTATGGTTCTAAAGGCGAAACTCTGTTGGTTGGGATGAAACCGGTATATGACGGGGTGAGTGTGTCTAAGTATGTGGCCAATATTGAATGCAGTAATTGGCCGTCTAAAGATAACGTCAGTTCCGGGCAGGTATATGTGGAATATGAGACAGTAGAAGGAGTCGTGACAAACGGGACTTTAAAAGTAAAGAAGTGATATGGAACTGAATTCGATCAATAAGACAGGTACTTGGAGTGAGGCGGCAGACCGTCTTAACAACAACTTTAGTAAGACTTCTACCGAACTAGAAAAGGTCAAGCAGAACGGTATCCGCAACAAGGGATTATTTTCTACTCTTAAATTGCTGGAAGAGGCTGTTCCATCTCCTGTTGTGGGTGACTGGGCTATTGTGGGGGATACCATACCGGGCCCTATATATGAATGCAAGATAAAGGGGAAATGGAGTCCTACAGGCATGACAGGAGGTGGCGGAAGTGTTGACTTATCCAGCTACCTGACAGCCGAGGAGATAGACGATGTAACATCAATATTATAGTTATGAGAATTAATTATCAGTCCGATTTTAAGATCATAGAGAAGAACTTGAACGGGGATGTGAATACTCCTTTCCGGTTTACTTACTTCAATCCGTTCAAGGGAAAGTTCGTAGCCTCCTTTGACGGACATGAGTATGTCGGTTGCAGCCGCATGGAAGACGGAAACCTGCTTGTCGCTTTTGACAACCCCTGTTTTTCTCCCGGTATGCTGAAAGTAAAACGTGAATACTTCATATCCGATTCCGACTATCAGGATGGCATCTGCAACCTTGTTTCCGTTGAAGATACAGGAATCGTACTGACTACCGGGAAAACCGATGAAAGCACGGTGGAAATAACATCTTATCCCGATTATGCCGCATATAATACAATTCAGGCGTTCCCATTGTCGGATAATGAATATGAAGATGTGCTGAGTGATTTTGTACCTCCTCTGCCACCGGAAGAGGAAGAAGAAACAGTTACTAATCTAGAAATATAGGAGATTTATTATGGCAAAAATATATAAGCTGACCAAAGGTAGCCAAACCATTTACCCGGCTACCACAACCGATGCGGTGGTTAACCCCAAGACACGCAAGAGCCTGACTACGGAACTAGCTGAATTAGCTCCAAATGACTCCCTTTCTAATTATGTGATGAAACTTGTTGATAATTCCACAACGTTGTACGACAAGATTGTGATAAGAGATAACGTCAAGATTATTGCCGGAACAAAAAAATATGTAAATGACAGTGATTATCTTTGTATTGAGGTCAGTAGGGAGGACAGTCCGGCGTTTATTCTATTCAAGGATATTTTGAAGAATACGGGTAACACCCCTACGGCGTTGGCATATATAGATGATGATACAGGAGGCTTCAGTTATAATACAGAAATTGGAACGTACTCATTCGTTCTGAATACCAAACTCGTATATAACAAGGTTTCAATGTGTTTTGCCAAGAATGGTGGTAAAATATTTCTTGAGAACCTTGTCAATTACTGGAACAAGGAGTACGATCTTCCGGTCAATGTTCTGAGTGATTATAGAGTGAGAGGAAATTCCATGCTTGATATGGAAAACGCACTACTGAATGTGCGGTTTATAAAAGGCGCTACCGGCTATATGCAGAATTCTGATGGATGGGCCATTTATCCGATATTTAAGGTAAAGAATACCGATAAAATTTGGGCAAACCAATATTATAGCGTGACATTTTTTATTCTGGATTATAAGGGTGCTATAATAACCACCGGTTCATTCAAGACACAGACGGGCATGGGACTTCCGGCATCCTATTTCCAGATTGCGGATTATGCGGATATAGCAGACATGGAAGAGGTCAACATGATTATAACCAGTAATGTGTCCTCTTTGGTTGTGACCAACGACTCCCCTTCCAATTCTGCGGAGTATTGGATTAAAAATCCCGATCTGCTGAAAGAAATCAATGCGGTGGAAGAAGCGCCAGTGGATGACCGTATTTATGGCAGAAAGAATGCACAGTGGGAGAAGATGGGTGAGAGCCTGTCGCTCGCTGAAACAAAAACATACAATCTGTTTAACGGCAATCTGACCAATGCGTATCTTGACGCGTCAACCGGTGCGGTTGTATCCAATCCCTCATACCGTATCACGGATTTTATAGACTGTCCATCAGAAGGAGTCATTTCCGTTCAGGGTGTTACATCAGGACATATATATTGTTATACAGATGATGGTACATATATTCCGAAACGGGAACTGAACACACAAGGTGGTAGTTCCCCTTATCTTATGTTCGCAGCCCGTAAAGGAACCTCTAAGATACGGTTTGAGTTCCACATTAATAACAAGACAGGTGATTTGATGGTAAAACTGGGCGGAGGTGGAGACAGGACACCGTATATCAGTCATGTGAAGCAGGCTGTGCCGACCGACTATCTGTATCTTTACCAGATAGTCCATAACTGGGATGTCAGAACATGGTGGACCGACAAGATTACTGATACATTAGGGGACAGCATCTCTCAGAATCCCGGATACCAGTTTTTTATAGACCGGATGTTAGGTACGATGTCACAATGGCACGGAATCGGAGGAACGCGTATCAGCGGCTCAAATGGTAATGCTTTCTGGCAGGATATCCGTATCAATGCTCTCGCAGAAGATGCAGTTTTGATAAATGTCGCAGGAGGGACCAACGACAGAGGCAGCTACACATTAGGAGATATTTCCATATCGAACCATGATACAAACACACTTTGCGGAGCGATCAATGTGCTCCTGTCCAAATTATACTACAGATATATGAAAGTGAAAGGATATTATAATGAGGTGGATTACACCGGAATTAATCAGGTGCTTGTCGCACGTAACATCAATATCCTGTTTGTCTTACCTCCTCACGTGTGTGAAACTTCTACCGCGGTAAACAATATTTCCGCTGACATGATCAAGGTTCTGAATCTGTGGGGGATCAAATACGTTGAATCCAAATTGCAGACCGGTATCAATGATATGAACAAGACTTGGTTTTACAGCCATTATACTGATAATACCATCATTGACCCGACACACGGAGGCATACCTTACTATGAAAGGATCGCCCGTGAGATAATTGCCCGAATGATGGAAATGACTCCTGTCGCAGACATTGAGGCTATGGCGGCTTCCACACGTACATATACTGTTACAATGCAGCAGGGAAACGGCTATCAGCTTGAAGCATATAATAACAGCGTGTCTCCCGTTTCTGAAGGTGGGGAGTTTAGTGTAAAGCTGACCATACAGGAGGGATACGATGGTAGCTCGGCTAGCGTAAAGGCTAATGGAAGCTCTGTTACCAAAGACAGCACTTTATCAGCTCCCGGACTTGATATTTATACAGTGAGGAATATAATGGAGAATGTGACCATATCGGTTGAGGGAATTGTTTTGGCGGAATAGAGTAACTCAGAAAGTTATCAATAACACTCAAAACATATATTTATGATACGAGACCTAATCATCAAAATAATGAACTATCTGTCCGTTGAAGTGCACCCGGATGCGGAATGGTAAAAGTGGAACAGGATATATGGAGCTTAATACAATAAACAAAACAGGAACTTGGAGCGAAACGGCAGACCGCATCAACAGCAACTTTAGTAAGATCTCCATTGAGGTTGAAGAGATAAAGCAGAACGGCGGTGGCGGCAGTGGTGGCGGAGGGGGCGATGTTACCAACGCTGACCATGCCACATCTGCATACACGCTGGATAAGAATACGCCTGTGCTTGACTGGTTCCTTTCCGCATTGAACGATGATGATGCGCAAGGGATCATTAATTACCTCAAAGGTCTTAAGATAGCCGGGAATCTGATAAACCGCATCGTAAAGCAGGGTGACGAGGATGTCACCTACACCGATGAGGATGTGATGAGCGCATTGCGTGTAATGACTGAGATAGAGAACAGTGCGGAGAAGCTGAAAGAGATATTCGTGCGGAAGGATGTGGCGGATTCCACTAAATTTCTTCTCAGTATGTTTGCCGGTGCTGTTTTCGGAAAGAATGGTTTTGCAAGCGGCTTAACCGGATTCGGAGCCAAGATATTCGATACAGGGCATGGGGAGTTTGAGAGCATGTTTATCCGTCGGTTTCTCGAAGTTCCCGAATTAAGATACAATCGTGTGATGGTCACGCTGGGCGACAAGTGGCGTGCGCCCGGAGCCGGCATTATAGAAACGGTAGATACAGGGACCAAGACATGTACACTTAAGCTGGAAGATGGTGAGATTGGTGCTGTCGCAGTAGGCGATATCTGTATGGGTATCTATCATAACATCACCGGGAACGCTACGGAGGATTACGACGATGGAAAGGGCAACAGACGTTTTGCCGGATTCTGTACAGTATATTTCACGATTACGGAAGTTACGGGTGAAAGAAACGAAATATTCAAGTACCAGTTGCGCCCCACTTCTTCATCGTGGTCTTCTTCTTTCGACCCTTTTGAGATGATGACTTTCGTGGCATACGGTAGTTTCACTAATACGGAGCGCCAGACTTCAGTCTACGAAACAAGGACTTACACCCGTATGTTGTGGAAACAGAATACATGGGAGATCTCCGCCGCCAATGTTGCCCTACAATATGGCGACCTTTCCAATCTGAATATATTCGGACTGAACATGGACGGTTATTCCATGTATCTGAATAATATATATATGACAGGTATCATCAAGCAGATAAAGCCGGATGGAACACCTGTGCAGACTTTGAATTTCCGTGAGGAAGGCTATATACCTGGCGTACATTACGATTACTACGACAGCTTGTCTTATAACGGAAGCATGTGGGCGTGTATCAATGAGGATGGTTCGTCCTCTGTACCGGGATCTAATGGCGACTGGCTGGAAATTGCGTCTAAAGGTGATACGGGAACACCGGGAGCACCGGGAAAGGACGGTGTGAGCGTGACCAATAGCGGTCCGTGGTATTCCGGCTTGGTTGTTCCCAAAATGAGTATCGTTACAATGGGAGGAAGTTCATTCCTTTCCAAGGTAGCCACTACAAATCCTCCCTTATGGTGCTGGACGGACAATGCCGGCAACCGGTTTACGTTCAGCGATGGCGGTTATTGTCTTACAGGAGAGATAAATACCGATGAATATGAACTTCTTGTCCAAAGCGGAAAAGACGGAAGGGATGCGAAAGATCATGAGTTTATCTTCACGAACACCACGACGAATACAAGACCTTCCACTCCGGAAACATCACAGACTGACGATTATGTGCCTTCCGGCTGGAATGATGATCCTGTAGGCGTGTCGGCAAGCATACCCTATGAATGGGTAAGCAAAAGAACGAAGAAGGACGGTATATGGGGTGCTTTCTCTACTCCCGAACCGTGGGCTAACCATTCGTTCAATGCGATCAGTGCCGACTTGGATAACCAGATGGATAATGCTGCATTGGACGAAAATGGGAAAACTGTGGATGAGGTGTCAATTACGACAACAGCATCCATGTGGAACGGAGCAACAAAGCTTTCCCTTTCCTCCATATCCGTGCAGAGCGTGACAGGTGTAACATCCTCTTATGACTTGTCTACGGGTGATATTACATTATCTGTAGCGAAAGGAACGGCTCTTGCTGACCGTACTGAGATATCAATTACCGTGAAGGCTATGGCTGACGGTGTGGAACAGTCACGTGTACTCAAGTTCACGCTTGCCGGTGTACGTGGCGGTAAGAATGCGGTATTGTATAGTCTGGTCACTTCGGCGAGCAATATTGTGAAGAAGAAAGACGGTACGTATTCCGTTTCCGGGATTTCTGCAACGAGGATGAAAACAGTTGGCGGTGTTTCGGAAGTCACTACGGATGGAACCTTGAAATACGCCATAGATAACGGTTCTGAAATCAGTACCAGTAATGGTGCCTCTATTCCTTCTTCATCCATTTCTTCCAAAATCATATTTTCATTCTATGATGCGAAAGGTGTATTGGTTGATATAGAGAGCGTGCCGATGATTCAGGATGGCGTGGATGGACAGGGTTACACCCAGATGGGGCAGTTCAAGACCGGAATGGTCGTTCCCAAGATGGGTGTCGTTTCGATGGGTGGTGGCTCTTATGTAGCCAAGGCATCCACTACGAATCCTCCCTTGTGGTGTTGGACGGATAATGCCGGCAACCGGTTCACGTTCAGCGATGGCGGATACTGCTTGACGGGTGAAGTGAATACAGCCGAATATGACGTATGGGCTGAGAAGGGCGATACCGGAGAAAAAGGCGACAAGGGTGATGATGGTGAAAAGGGGGACAAAGGAGATAAGGGAGATCAGGGCGTACAAGGAATACAGGGCTGTATCATACGGGATTCCGAATGGACAACCGGGGTAACGTACAGAAATGACGAAGCCCTTACAAGCGGCACGCGGTATATTGATATCGTAATGGTGAGAAACAATAGTGCGGTGGACGGATGGGATGTTTATAAGTGTATTAAAACACATACATCTTCGTCTTCTATAACCTATACTAACACTACCTACTGGACGGAATTAAGTAATGTTGGTCCCATCTATACCAGTCTTATTATTGCCAAGAACGCCAGTCTTGATTTCGTCCAAGGGAATGAACTGATAATAAAGGATTCGAATAATAATGTCGTAGCCGGTCTTACAGGAGGAAGCAGCAAGGAAGCCGGTACGACACCTGTAAGGATATGGGCTGGCGGTGGTGTTCCGGGCAGTGCTCCGTTCCGGGTGGATCAGGAAGGGAATCTTGTTGCAACGAAGGCAAATATCACGGGGACAATAACTGCCACAGGTGGAAATATTGGCGGTTTCAATATTTCCACCTCAAGTATGGAATCGGTTTCCGGGAATAATGCCATGCTCCTTTCCGCCAACTTGGTAAGATTTACCGGAAGTTATTCAAGCGTGTTTATTGGAGCGGATACTTTTCCTTCATCTAGTGGGGGGGCAATATTATGCCCATCCCGTATTTCGGTTAATAGGAATATAACGAATACGGCGTATGGCAATGTGGGCATGTATTTTGACATACAAGGTTCCCATGCTTATGATGATAATGATTTTCAGTATACCGGGAATCATGCGTTGTATATCGTCAAGGGGGACATCTGTGGGTTTAGGCTCAGATTGCGCAGAATAAGCAAGAGCACAACTTTGTCAGTGATGGATAGTGTTATCATGGCTGTAACGTCCGGTATTACGCTGACTGTTCCGTCCACTGCGGAAGACGGGCAGTTCTACTGGATAAGAAACGTTTCTGGTGGTGATGTGACCATAGCCGGAACAAATCTTGTCGGCTGGAATTCCGGGGAGGTCAGCACTTCGATAGGTTTGGCCAAGTCAAAGGCGGCAGCAATGTATTATGACAAGCATAATAACAAGTGGTTTATGAACTGGATTGATTGTTGGAATTAAAAATATAAATTATGAAAATAGATTTTACAAAATTTCCTTGTTACACAGGGATAAAGAAGGATATCAGAGTTGAGATGGATATTGCGGAGTCATTGGCTAATGCCATATACACAAATGTTCCGGGCATAGCCGCCAGTTCTCTGGCTCATAAGATTTACTCTGGCAAAGGAGAAGTAGATTACGATGAACGGGAAATACGAATTATACGCGACTGTACGCCGTTGTTTTCGGGAGTTTATGCGGATTCCATAAACGATTATTTGGACACAAAAGAAAAGGAGGAACAAGGATGATATTACAAGCAGGTTATGATTGTTATCTGACACAGGCCGAGGATATGCCTCTGTCGGAACGAAGATTTGAAAATCAGGTGTTGATAAACAGCCCTGAGGATGTGGCTGTGTGGAAAGAGATCACATCGAAGCAGAAGGAGCAGATGATTGCCGAAGCATCATTTATTGATGTGGCGGCTATAGACGTTGAAGCACTTGACCGTGTGGATACGTTGTTCAATGATATCTCAGCGAATATCAACAATGCCGGGCTTACTACAGAAGAAGCATTGTTAAAGAAAGACTATTTTCCGGCATGGGAAGATCTGATAGGTACGGAAGTTGATGTGTCGTTCCGGTTCCGCTATGATGGTACACTCTACGAGGTTGTACAGAAACATACACCGCAGGAGGACTGGAAGCCGGGAACGGGTACGGAATCCTTGTACAAGGTTGTGCAGATAGAACACTCCGGTACATTGGATGATCCTATACCTTGGGTACATAATATGGTACTGGAAGAAGGCAAGTATTACACCGATAAGGAAGTTCTTTATCTCTGTATCCGTGACAGTGGAATAGGCATGGCATTCGATTTGGAAAATCTTGTTTCGGGTGGCTATGTTCAAGTGGTAGAAAATCAAGTAGTAATAAATAATTAAAAAAAATACGATTATGGCAGATAAAAAATTAAATGAAGTATCGCAGTTGACGGACTTTGATTATGCGTTGGTTGTAAAAGGAAATGACGTGGCAAAAGTTACAAAACAGCAATTAGCTACAATCCTGGGGGGACTG